GGAGGAGGTAGTAACTGATCTACCTGCTGAACTCCCATCGCTTCATACATCCTGCGATACGCATTATACATACCCATTGGGCCATGTATCTGAGGGTTCGACTGAACCATCTGTAGCATTTCCTGTGCCAGCATCACGCGCTGACTCATGGAGAATATGTTGGGATCACTGACCGGAATGATGTCTATACGATCATCAAAGTCAGCTGCCATCAGCTGTTGCTGTCCATTGGCTATCATGTAGGGGTATGCCTTAATAGGCGAGTCCCTGAATACCCGTGCCAACAGATTAAACTCTATACGCTGTGAATAATGCATACGCTTGTGGATTGCGCTCATCACACGGCTACCGCGCTCAAGCAGGGCTATGGTCGTACCAACAGGTGCTTCCTGATTGCCGTCACCGACCTGCATATCACCAATCGAGGCAAAGCGTTTGCCTGCATCGACCAACATGCCTAACAACTGAAGCAGCGTGCCGCTTGGTTCCTTGAACGGTAATGGCAGTAACGCATCGCGCAGTGAGCCACCAGGAGCATCCATGTCCCTGAATTCCCCTGGTTGCAATGGCGTATCGTCATCGCGTATCCTGATGCCTCTGGCTTTAAAACCAGCAGGTAGGTTTGCCAGAGTCCCCGCATCGATCAACTGCCGTAAAATAGATGTCGAGGCTCTGGACAAACCCCCAATCATATGGGTTAAACCAAACCCATAGAAACCGACACCTGGTAGAAACTTGTAATGAACAAAGTAATCAATGCGCCTGCGCATTGGGTCAGCTTGAAGGTAATTCCTGCGAATAGATAATACTGAAGAGTCTTTGGGATATAACGTCACAATGTACGGCAACTTGATTCCAGTCTCTTCTCCCTGTGCGTCTACGTCTTCAAAGCCAGGGATATCCAGTTCAATGTGCATCTCATACAGTTCTGCTTCGTAGTCTGTAGAACCGGATGGCTTGACACCTTGAAGCTCATCAATCTCTTCATCGACTTCATCATAGCCATCTACATTTGTGCCTTTACCAGACATCGGGGTCTTTTTGTAAAACCCTGACTGCTGAAGCTTCTTGACTTCATTGGTCGGCATGTCAATGACATGAGTAATTCTTACTGCGCTGTCCAGGCTGGATGTTCCATATGGAACAATTAACTTTTCAGAAGGTATGAACCTTGAAACCGGACGGCTTAACGACTGGTCAAAGTGAACTTTACGAAACGCACTTCCCGATAAGGGGAGATAAAACAACAACTGGTCTGTCTCAGGATCGTACTCTTTCATCTCCTGAGTCAGCATGTAATTCATGTATTCCTGTACACGCGATGCCTGTAAATCAGTCTGTGGCGTACCCAAACCCACTGTTTGAGTTTTAACCGGACCACCAGGGGGTAACATTTCCTTGTAGGCTTGTGCCTGAAACTGGGTAACTGATTCAGCCAGTAGAGGGTGGATAACACCTGATGCACCCTCAAAAGGTTCAGTGCGGTCCTCGAACTTCATGCCGAGGAACTCAAGCCCTTCCTTGTACTGGTCCATCCATTCTTTTCGGGATGAGATATCATCCTGAAGATCACCCATGCAATCACTGAAGATCTTGCCCAGATCCTGGTCATCCATTATCTCAGCTAGGTTCTGGTTGAAGTCTCCCATCATATTGGGTAAGGCTTCATCCTCCATACCAAAAACCATTGTCCCGTCATCAAGGGTCTGGATGTCATCTTCACCCATGCTATCAATTATTTCGTCAGATGATGCTTCTTCACCAATGACAATCTCCTTGGAGTTGTCTTCGATGCCTAGCTCATCTATGTCGATCTCATCAACGCCTCTTTCAATAGCCATGGCTTACTCTTTGTCTGCGTACAGGTTGTCAAATATTCTATTGACATCCAGCGTATAATCCAAGTCCGATTTACTGTAATGAATATGTTGGGAAGGTTTGAAGTCTGGCGCGCCTTGTCCGGTTTCAAACCATGCGGGGTGAGTCACCCTCACGCGATTGTTTGGTAATGCAACAATGTTTCCCGTCCACGGGCCTGCGTCCAAGAGCTCAAGCACATGTGACTGCTTGTGCTGTGCGGGATCGTCTGCGATCTCATTCTCGGCATAGTCCACCGTAAACAGATATTTCGCGGGGTACATTTCACCATCGATCTTGGCTAACCAGGGACACGGTGTGGCTCGATCTAATACATACACCGCATGGTTGTGTGAAGAACAATCCCACGGCTGCGCATCATGCACGGCCATAGGAGCAGGCCACTCTTCAAAGGGGGTGTCAGCGACCAAGGCAGTGATTGGCATACGCGCCCACATCGCACCGCCATGCACATTCGGGTCATCTTCATCATCGGCCTCACAGCCAGTAAAGATTACCTGAAAGCTTAAACAGCGAGTAGGCATCGTGGTCACAGCAATCACCATCGCGTGTAAAAACTCGCCATGGTATCTTTCGTGATTGACTGTGTATTCCCTTCTCACCCACGCCTTGAAATGCGGGATGTTGCTTTGGAGGTACGGCAATTATTTTATCCCCACTTAGACTCCCATCTGGTTACAAGACCACCCGCTTTCTTCTTCTGGATCTTCTTCATTCTTTCTTTTTCTTTTTTAGCACCGATCACGGTAGCGCCAGCAAGTGTGGCTCCAGTTGCGCCAGCCAAGGCCATTGCCTTGCGCTTGTCTTTCTTTTCGTCTTCTTTGGCCTTGTCTTTTCTTCTATTAGCCGCTTTAGCCCGTCTTTCAATCGCCTCAGCGACTTTCTTTCCTGCTCTTGCACCCTTAGCAATACCACCGCCTGCTTTCTTTATGGGCTTTATTGTTTTAAATGTCTTATCAAAACCGCCAGCTTCTTCAATAGCACCATCAACATCAAAATCTCCAAACATTTCTTCCGCTCTGTTTTTTGCCTGAGTCGGGTTTTTTGATTTTTCAATGTAACTAAATGCTTTGTTAGCAGCTTCTCTTGGATGATCGCCGCCTCTTCTTTTTAAATCAGCAATCTCAGCAGCATCAGGATAAGACATTGAATCCTTGTATTGCTGCCGAAGATCAGACTTAAACTTGGCGGCAAGTTTTATAAGGTTAGGCATTACCTCATTGCCCTGCCGTAACCACGGAGAGCCGCACCGACTCCGCGAGGCTTGGATTTACGAGCAGCACCGCCCTTGGAATAACCTTTCTTGGCCATGCCGCCGTTACTGAATCCACGCTCAAGACGCTTTTCAGTTGTTTTAACCTGGGCCTGCTTCTTGGCCGCAGGGGTCTGCTTGGTGAATTTAGTCATTGAAGCTCTCGAATCTGCACCAGCCAGTTTTTTCTGTTTTTCAGTTTTTGGCTTTTTGGTCGGAGTAAGACCGGATATTTTGTTCAATTCCTTTATGGCTTTATTCGTAGCAGTCTTGCCGTATTTCTTCTCAAAAGCTCTTTGGCCCATCTTCTGCAATAATTTTACTCCGCCTTCGACCAGATCGCCCTTCGCGTAGCCAGGGACCATCTTACCGCCCATCTTGCCGCCCTTGGATGACATCTTGGACTGCATCATGCCGCCGCCTGCTTTTTTACGAGCTTTGGATCTTTCTATTCTTCCTTCAACTCGACCGATCCTTCGGGCTATACGCTCCTTCCTGCCTTCGCTCTTTGCGCCTTCAAGACGTTTCTTCATCCTGGCAAGTCTGCGCTCACGGAATGTTTTCTTTCCAGTATCCGCAGCTGCGTCAGATTTGGTTGATTTCTTTTTAGCACTGTCCTTTGCAGCCAAAGCAGCAATACCAGAAACCATGGATTGATCTTTTTTCATTTGAGGAGTGGTTTTCAATGTGCGTGTCTTCGCACCACCAGTCTTACCCGCAACCCTGCCTCTTGTCTTTGGTGCAGCGCCTGATCCCCCTGCTGTACCAGCTGTACGGCCTCCAGTCTCTTCTCTTTTCTTCCTTCTTGCAGCGCCTCCAGACAACTTACCGCCTGTACCGCCTGCGGTTCCAGGGGTTCTTTCAGTGCGCCTGCTTCGCCTGCTTTGAGGTCCGGTTTTCTTTTCTTCTTTATCTCCTGATAAAGCAATTGCTGTTCCTGCTGCTACAGGAACAGCGGCAGCAGCGCCTGTTACAGCAGCGCCTCTTTTCTTTAAAGTTCCTCTTGATACAGATCTGTGTCTGCCTTTTTTGTCTGTCTTGAAAAATGGACTTCCAGTTTTTCCATCTTTTCTTTTTTTAACTTTAGGACTTACTTTTTCGCCTACCTTTTCAAAAAAATCACCTGCTTTTTTCTTAGCTACTTTTGATCTGCTGGCCATTGAATTACTCCTCAGTAATATGCGCGCTTTGCTCGGTATATCTCCTCTTCAGCCTCGTCAGAATGAAGGTTAATGAAATTACCTTGCCTGAATCTTAAAATTGCCTGAGTCGTAGTATCCACATAATCATCATTTGGTGCAAACGGAAAAGCCGCACACTCTTCGATGACTTCATCAGCGAACACACGGTCAGGCGCCCAAACCATTCCAGCCTCAAACACAGGACTCACCGCATGAACGCGAGTCATCTTATCGTTCCCTCGACTCGGCCTATAGTTCACCACAGGAATCCCCATAGCCCTCAACTCATGGGTCAAAGGAGTCCCGCTTGCCTGGGCCTCTATCAGTACCATGTCGGGTCTGTACTGATTGTACTGGTCCTGCGCAACAATCTTCAGTTCAGGGAAATCCCATCGGCCTTTCTGTGCATCCAGCAGAATAATCGCATCACCCTTACCCTCACCAGGGGTAAATACGCCCCATGTGGTGATCGCGCTGTAATCCGCAGTCTCTTTCTTACTAAACGCTGTGTCATAACTCTGGATAATGTAGTCACAAGCAGGTGGATCGTCATCATCCCAGATATTCCACCAGTCGCGTTTGATAATCGCACCCTCTTCCGAGGTAGGATTCTGCTGATACTGCGCATTCCACTTGGTAACAGGGATCGAAGCCTTGACACTCTCCAGTTCTTCCTTCTTCCAGAACTCAGGCCACAAGACTTCATCGGTATCTTCAAATATGGCAGGTAATTCGATCACCTCCCACTGATCTGCGTTGGTTTCGGTCTGCCGATTGAGCAATCTGCCCGTTAAATCCATCGTAGACCACCTGGTCATCACGATCACAATCGCGCCTCCAGGCTGTAAACGCTGTCTGGGACCAGATGTGTACCACTCATAGCAGGAATCCAGCAGATTCATGCTTAATGCGTCCTGCTCAGAGTGCGGATCGTCAATAATCAGCACATCCGCGCCACGTCCCGCGATTGCACCGCCTACGCCCGCCGCAAAATACT